TTAAAATGAAAATGTGCGAGCATTTAGCTCGCACTTTTCATTTTAAATATGTCCACAGCCCTCAAGGGACTTAGTCCCTTGTCCGCCTCGGCGACTTAATATTTAACTTGTAGTTACTTATATAAAGCCCGTAATTTATACGATACATACAAAACTCCAGCATCCACTCTGACTGCCATAGTGGAATAAACCAAGACCACTCTCTACATCCGGAGAGTCAAATCCATTGGACGACCATTTGATACTATTCTACAAAATCTATTTTGATCATATTATATTAAGCATTAAGCGTCATTGACTTGGTTGATTAATTAGTTTCACTGATTAATCGAGTCAACAAACAACTTCCTAAATTAATATAATTTTGCTCAAACGAGAATTTCAGAATATTATGCGACCATTTAACTATGTTTACTTAAGCATCATTGACTTTTGAGTCAACAAATACCTTAAGTTTCCGCTCATCTCCTTACCTTCATACGCAGGCCCATAAGCCTATATTATTTACCTCTATTTATAATTTTAATCATTAATCTGCACAATTCCACCGTTTAGACATTATTAGGGTTTATAACAACACTAATAATTATTGTATGAAAACCAGTAGTTCCAGCGCGTCGTGGCCTATTGACCCCCATACAAAGTTCATAAGAATAGTTTTGCTGTTTTCAGTCATTCATTCTTTCCCTTAAAAGGTTTGGTCACCTATAAGTCCAGCTCATTACATCGAGTATGGCAAGTCTGCCCAACATTTGTTATATCTGACTCTGGTGATAATAAATGTGGCGGGATAAAGTTACAAGTCTAGTTATATAGACAGCTTTAGCTCAAAACCCCAATTTCCCCCCTTGTGTATTATTATTGTATTATTAATTGTAATTATGTATTTAATGTAAATTGTACTTTTATCTATCCAACTTCTTATTTCAATTTTCTATCAAGACTTTTTTCTTGTCGAAACTCAATATCTATGAAAATGTCTAATAACCAAAATAGCTCACCAGCACAAATGACCTCAACTCCAATCGTCGAAGCCGTACCTGAATCTACCGTTCCGGTTACCGCCTCTGGCTCCTCTGCAATGGGAGTCAGCATCTCTTCTCCTGCTCAAGGTATCACTGTTAATCAAGGTACCTCCAATTTGATTGATCCCCTTATGGGCAATCAAATTCACACAGAAACGAACATTACGAAACGACAAAACGAATCCGTTGGAATTTCCAACATGAACACGCAAACAACTATGGATCGTCGTTCTCTAATCGCCTCCCGCGATTGGCTAACGGCAGCACAGCCCGGCACTCAAATTTTCAAGGATCAATTTCCTTACTGTCTCTTCGCTTCACCTTCCTTTCCTGGAGCTTTTGCTCTCGGAATTCACGAATATGTGAATTCAACAGCCGTTGAATTTACAATGCAAGTTTCCGCCTCTCCTTTTTCAGTTGGTATTTTGCAACTGATTTGGACTCCTTCACACTCTTCTGATCTGAACAAATTCGGCACCGCTGCAGATTCTTTTTCTGCTCGAACTACCATGAATCCTGACAATGCTATTGATTGCTACTCTATGCTTCTCAACATTGGTGAAGGGAACACCGCAACTCTCACCGTTCCCCTCACCAATCTTCTTTCCATTCTCCGTACTTCAACCTACCGCACTCTTTGGAATGGGACCAATCCACAAATCAATTTCACTCCTGAGAATTTCAACCTCTGGGGCAGTATTGCCATTAATGTTTTCAACAAACTTGAAGGTATTACTGCTGACGAGGACCAAAATCTCGGAGTGAAGTTGTGGGCTCGTCTCATTGAACCTCAAACTTCTCTTCTTCGACCTTACCGCGATCCTATCACTCTTGCTTCTTCTAACACTCAAGGTGCTATGATGTCTGTGGCTGCTGCCGTTGGCTCCGCTCTGGCTGCCGCCGCTCCTTCTCTCGCCGTTGGAGCTGCGACAACTGTTGTCGGAGCTGCTGCTCAAGGAATTGCTCACAAAGTTGGGAAAAAGTGTACTTATTACACTGAATTGGGTGAAGATCCTCTTTGTGTCAACATGGCTCTTACGAACGATCATCGTTCTATCTTATCCCTAGGGTACGATACTAAGGACTTTGCTGACACAACTACGGATCTCTCTGATTCCCCAGCTGAACTCGATTTCAAAGGCATCGCTTCTCGCCGATCAAGGATTTTCCGTGTTCCTTGGGAGGCAAGTTCAACTCTTGACCGACCTCTCCTTTCTTTTCCGCTCCATCCAATGACAGGAACAAACCTGGTTACTGGAAATATCAACAACATTCTCAATGTTTCAAACATCGCCTTCTCTGCGCTTTCTTTTGCGTATTGGAGGGGATCTTTGACCTACACATTTGAAGTTGTTGGTAATTCCTACACCAGAGGTGCCATCATGGTTGTTTATCAACCAAAAGGTGACACTACTCCTGTCAATGATGCCGTTGCCGCTACCGCCTATCCTCACTCTGTCATCAACATTGCTGAGACACGCAAATTTTCTCTTCGCGTGCCTTACAACTCTCAGACCGCTTGGTCCCGCACTCCTCTCATCCGTCCTCTCAATGGTGGCATGCAGCTCATTGCTCCTGACACCCTTGGAACTCTTTCCATCATCATCTTGAACCCAATTCGAACCAACACCGCTTCCACCTTGACCGCTCTTGACACCAATGTCTACATTCATTCTGTAGACATTGACTATCGCTCTCCTTATCTCAATGGCTCTATTGCTCCAACTTCTTTCATCTTTGAACTTCCTCCTCCTGAATTTGAATCAGATCTTCCAATGATTGAGACAATCTCCCTTGCTCCCGAAGAATCTAACTTCGAGACTGAGGCGGGAAATCTTGAGGTTGATCCTCTTCCCGGTGCTGAAGTTTTTGGCCCCGGTTCTGATCCTACTTCTTCCTCCTTGATGCCCAACTCTCACACAGACATTCGTCAACTTCTAACTCGACGAACGGCTGTTGCTTCTGGCAACTTGACTAACGAATTCACTTTGATCACAATCCCTCTTCCAAACATTGGTCTTCGCCATCCTTCTGCTTCTGGACTTCCTGCCTCTCGGCAATATCCTGTTCCTTCCTTCTACAACCTTCTCTCTGGCTGCTATGCCTATCAGACTGGGTCCCAGGTTGTTTCCATCATTACCGGAAACAACACGGGACAAGTGGTTACAGCAGTTGCTCAAATCGTCTTTAACGGTGATGAGAATTGGACCTCTGAGTTTACTCGAGGTCTTCAAATTACCGCTACAGATGCTGCGAACTACGCTGCTGTCTTGGAAAATGACGCCTCTTTGGTTTTTAATCTTGCTCTAAATTCTCGGAGAGAAATTGGGATTCCATGGTATAACATGGTTTCTCAACTTCTTTCCGGCCCAATCTTCAATCGCTCTGACGACGATTCAACCGCAATTCCGACTTACATGCCTTTCGCTTTCTTGAAAATCTACATCCAGTCTCCAGTTGAGACCGACTATTTGATCACTCAAAACGTCGGTCCCAACTTTCAGTTTTCTCAATTCCTTGGGGCCCCAAAATTTATTCTTTACGACCCCAACGAAATCAATCCTCCACCAACACGAAGTGGTCGAGTCAACTTCCCAAGAGTTACTCGCTCACTTCGCTCCATCGATGATGGAGAAATTTTGGAAACTGAAGCCGGCTTTTCTTCCTCTTCTGATTCTGTTTTTCGCTTGCCAAATCCTCCATCAAGACCACCCTCTCGAATTGGGCGTGTGGCTTTACCTTTGGTCCAATCAACTGCTTCCTCAAAAGTTCCGAAACTCTGCCAGATGGACACTATCAAGGTCCTAACCAACGTTCTCACTTGCACTCTTTGCCCCGCCAAACCAACCAGTCCCGTAGCTTTCATCCGCCACCTCCAATCTTCACATCCTCGTGAGTACGTCAACATTGACGTGCCATGTCCGTTCTGTCGTAAGTCTGGACTTCTTGCAAACTGGGCTGCCCATAACCCAGATTGCAAGATGTTTGACAAACTCCAGTGCCCAAAGTGCCCGGTTATTGTCGCGAACGGAATCAAGTTGAACCATCACATTGTGAATGCTCATCCTGATTCCGCTCCTTTGGATTTTCAGAATAAAATTTTGACTGTAGGTTCGGCCTGCTCTCAAAATTTTGAAACACAGATGTTCGCTCCTCACGCGCTCGTCCAACTCGGACAAGCGGCTGAGAAGCTTACATCTATTCTGCCAAACGAAAATATCCAGGTTTCTTTGGACCATCTCACAACGGCTGCTACATGCTCATCTGCTAGTGTTATTGAAGCCCTCGCAGGCGTCAATAACATGACACAGAAACTTAGCACCGCCACTGGAGAATTCGCCAATTTGGTTCCAACCATTAACGAATTCTTCGATGTCGGTACTGAGTCCTTTAAGAAGATGAATGAAATATTCACCTCCTTGCAGGGAGCATTCTCAGCTGTTGCCACACCTACGACAGACGAAAACCAAATTCTGAAGAATAGGACTCGAATCTTTGCCTCTACCGCTCGTGCGATTAGAGACAAAGATTGGGAACCTATCTTTACTGAAATCTTTCTTGAAATGTTCGATCGATTCACCCTTGTAGATCCGATCCTCATGACTGTTGGCCTCAAAGCCATACTCATGCTGATCGATCCGACCTCAAGGATGCATTCTATCTTAAATTCCACGATTCTGGCTCGATCTTCTCTCTTTGTCGAGAAGCTCATCCCAGATTCGTGGAAGGACATGTTTGGAACAGTCTTTCAGTCTGCCGAAGATGATCATATCACTTTTGGAAAAGCCATTCTTCTGCTCTTTTCCTTTGGTGGTGTTGTCCTCTCCGGTCTTCAGACCCCAACCGCCTTCTTCCGTGATTTTGCCAAAAATTTTTCCTTTTTGAACCTCGGAAGATCCGCTACCTCCCTTTCTGTGTTGGTTGAATCTATCAATCAACTCAAGAAATGGATACAGGAGCGTTTCTTCGGTCGTTCAATTTGGGAAGGTTATGATTGGTTGCTCAAGAACCGCGAAACTATCGGCGCTTTTCAAGCCGATTATTTCGAGTTTCTTGAGTACCCACTCAACAAGATTCTCAACTCTTCTCTTCTGAGATCTCGAGCAATCAAGATTTCAGAAACAGCGAAACTTATCGCGGGGAATCTGGCTAAGATTAGGCTAGGTTCGAATGAAATCTCCAACTTGCAAAAACAAGCTGAGTTTTTCATTCAACTAGCCAAACAATCTCGTCAGGTTCCCCCCGGTAAGATCCGCGTCCGCCCCACAGTCGTCACTTTTCAAGGCGACTCCCAATGTGGGAAGACTTTTCTTGCGTCCACCGCGCTTCCCCATTACATCAATCAATTGATGCGGTGGCCGCAAGAACCAGTCTTCATGGTATCTTCTGCTACAGAAGATTTCATGTCCGGATATTCCCAACAAATGATCACGATGATCGACGATTTGTTGCAGATGAAGGAAGGGAAAGATTTGACAGGCTTTGTCAACATGATTGGAAATGCGCCTTACCGCGTAAATATGGCAGCTCTCGAAGAAAAAGGAACCCAATTCCTCTCCGAAGTTGTCGTGGTTACTATGAACCAACCACATCCAAAAGTTGACAAATTTGTCTCTCACCCTCCCGCCATCTACAACAGATTGTACGATCACTATTTTCATGTTGTCCCCAAACCAGCGTTCAATAAGAACGGACGCTTGGACATCGTGAAAATACGTGAACGTGGAATTGTTGACCCCGATGATTACCTTGATTTCTATCGTCAAAGATACACCGATGAAGTTCGAATTCCAGCCGTCGAGAATCCACTCGCCGGCGAAAAACTCAGCTTCTTCGAGATTGTTTCACTTGTTGTTCAATCAATTCGTGATGAAGAAATCACTGTCGAGATGCATGCCGAGGAATCCCCTGCACCTACTTTCGCAGAATTCCCCGACACACACCTCCCAGATCATTGGGATACACAATTCCAAGCCCCCGCGCGTTATGCGACTCGTGCAGCGAAGATTCTCACCATAGTTCGGAATTTAGCAAAGATTTATCAAGGATCAACTTATGTTGTTCCCCAAGATCAAACCTTCAAGGATATCCAATATCTTATCCAAGAAGATTATTCCGACAACATCCTTATGGGATTGGATTGGAATTACATCTTTGCTCAAACCTGCTATGGTAAGACTCTTTACCTGCACGAGTCGCAAGACGCGGCTCATCTTCTCGCTCAGACAACGGGACTCCCAACGAGATTTTGGCATAAAATCCACATGTGTGACCCACATGTGATTCGTTATGTCAAAATCTCGCTGGGAGCCTCTGGCTCTGGCAACCCTGCCTACGATTTCATTTGGAAGTCCTGGAGAAAGATGTCGCAGACCTACACCTCTTGGTGCAGTTCTTATCCCATCCTAATGCACGTACTAAAATGGTACGCTATCAGCTTTGCTGTTAACATGGCTGTATTAGGTGGAGCCGCCGCTTACAACTGGTGGACGACATCTCCTTTAGAAGTTCCAAATGAAACCGAAGACAGGGAAGAAATCCAGAAGAGAAAGGACCAGGAAGATATGGCTAGCCTGTTGTTCCCCCAAGGAACACAAGCTAGCTGGTATAATGCTGGTTCTCCCTCTTCTGGTGCTCGAGGGAAGGTGAAGGTAGCTCGGCCCACTGGAATCAAAGGGCAAGCCCCTCGAGTCGCACCCACACAAACACAATCAGATATTCCGCCACTTTTTCCAATTATAAGGAAAAATACGGTTCGATTATCTAGTTGTGGGTTTTCGATTCGAGCAATTGGCTGGAAGAAGGATATAATCCTTCTGAACAGGCATTTCGCCCAAACGATTCCTGACGGAGCTACCGTCACCATGGAGAGATGGACGCCTAATACGGCCACCTCTCGCCTCGAGACTTTCCAACTCAAGTACAATGTGGCGAACACCGCCTTTTTCATCTACACCGATGATCGCCCCATTGACCTTGTGATGTGGAGGACTGGTTGGAAAACCGGATCCTTCAAGGACATCTCAAACCATTGGATTCGCGAGTCGGATCTTGATAGGGTAACAGGCAAAAATGGATATCGCGTCAGTGACGTAATTACCAACTTTTCCAATTTTGCTTACACTGACATGGAAATTCCCTTTGACAGGGCATCCATGTCCCCTATCGTGATCCCACTCGCGATTGTCGCACGTGGTGTTGGAAGTCCGGGTATCTGTGGCTCCCCATGGGTCGTAACGAGTCCTCGTTACTTCGGCACCATGGGCAAGATTTGCGGAATTCATGCCTTCGGTAATGAGGAGATTGTTGGTGCAATCCCCATGACCATCGAAGGCCTGGAATCCACGGAACTTGTTCTCCCAGGTACATCCTTCCAACCATCACAAGTGACTTTCCAAATGGCAGTCGATGAAGACGCTGACACTCAACTGGTGTTCCATGACTTTCATGGACGCGTCGGACCCCGCGACGCCTTTGTTCAACCAAGAAGAACAGAACTGCAGCCTTCGCCAATCTTTAATGAGGTTTGTGATGTCACTCACGAACCAGCGGTCCTCTCCAACAGAGACCCAAGATTGACGAATCCGGCAGATTTTGATGTCGATCTTTGCAGAAAGACCGATAGAAAATCTTCTTGGTTTAACAAAGAATCAGAAGTTACAATGGCTGTCAACGCCATCATCGACGACCTCACGGTTCTTCCCATCAACCTCGTTCCTCGCCTTCTCACTTTAGATGAGGCGATAAACGGGGTTGATGGACCCCCCTTCATGGCTGAGACCGGCCTCGAAATGAGGAATTCTCCTGGTTACCCTTGGAACAAATTATCCAATGGTAAGGGGAAATTTCCTTATTTTGAAGAACGGCCTCAGGAAGATGGCGAGAGATTAAAGTATGATATGAAAGATCCTACTTTAATCGCTCGCGTCAACGAGAGAATGACTCTCGCCATGCAGGGAAGGATTCCCGACAATTCAATATGGTTGGATTGCATGAAAGATGAACTTCGCCCCAAAGCGAAGTGCGCCTCGGGCGCAACAAGAATCATCAATGCTCCTCCTTTGGACTTGATGATCGCCATGAATGTACTATTTGGTGCATTCAGGATCTTTTTCATGGACCCCGACCACGTTGGATTGCCGTTGGAATCGGCTCTCGGTGTCGACCCAAGAACGGTATGGCCTGACTATGGGATTCTCTATAGACAAGCCATGTCGCTCTTTGGGGTCGACTTCAGCAAGTTTGACTCTTCGCAGCTTGCTGAATTTTACAGACAAATCACGAAGATCATCAACGCCTGGTACAGAATGTTTCAGGTAGACAAGACTCACATTGAACAGGAATGTTTAGCAAGAGAGACGTTGGCTTTTGAAATTGGCCATACTCTCCATCTTTTTGGAGCGACTCTCTACACTGACGATCATGGACTTCCTTCGGGAGTGCCGGGTGGTTTTACCACAATCTTCAACATCATGGTGAACATGATGCTTGCTCGTATTACTTATATACGGACAGGCCTTCATGTTTCAACCTACCGAACTCACACTAGGAATATTTTCCTTGGTGATGACGGGCTTCATGCGGTGATGAGGAGTGAGGACCCGAGAATTAATGAAGCATTGTTAAAGTACAATCGGATTGAGCTTGCCCGTGTGGCATCCGAAATCGGAATGACTGTGACAATGCCTGATAAAATCTCGGCATTAACACCTTTCGACACTTTCGAGGAAATCTCTTTCCTCAAATCAAGTTTTCTTGATAATGTGATTCCTGGCTACTACCTACCAGGGATGGATAAGAAGACCATCGGAAACCTTCTTAATTGGTACAGACCCCGCAAAAATCCGGATCAGTTCCGAACAAATGTCCAAGAGGCTTTGAAGTTTGCTGCCCCCCACGGGAAGGCTTATTACAACGAACTTCTTTCAGATTTGAGGAACAACGGAAAAATGCAGGTTTTGTACCCGGGAAACGAACTTCAAGCACTGCTTCAGCCTTTTGAAACAGTGTTCTATTCTACCTATCTTCCCTTCGGATTGGACGCGCCCGAAACTACGCCCCTCTTCGACTTTCCTTTCGACAACTAACCCTAGAGGATCGACATGTGCGCAACGAAACATTAACGGTTCAAGTCCGGCCACATGGATGACTTTCTTTAGGGTGTCACAACCCAAAAATTCACAGTTATGCTTATCTCTCTCTTGCGATAAGTAGAAATTGC